ATAGACGAACGGATCTGGATTGCGCTTCAGGACAAGCGGGCGATTTCAGACATAGCACTTGAGGAATTGAAAACATGAACTGGCGCGAGATCAACAAGGTGTTGCCCGATCTGGACGAGGACACCATTAAGAAAATGCTGGACGAGGAACGTGTGGGCGAGCAGCGGCAGTCGGTGTTGATCCGCCTGCACCAACGCTACACGATGCTGCGTGCGGCGCGGGAGCGCATGGAGATCCTTGGCGATGCCGAGTTTCCGCGAGTGATGGCGCTTACTTAGCGCACCACCCCTCGCGGCGGGCGTTGTTCTGCTTGACCTCGATGATGGTGCCCGTGGTGTCCTTGGACGACCACGACACGTCGCGCCACACGTCGCAGACCGCGCCGTTAGTCTCGACGGTGCTGGTCAGGGTCACGCACCCGGTCAGGGGAAGTGTTAACAGCATCGCCAAACCGAATCGCATTGCCTGTCCTCCGTAGCACGTCCGCAGTTGCAGCGGCCTCAACCTCGGCCACCGCGTCTCTGCGGATCTTGTAGTAGACGCCGCTCAGGACGGCTATGGCAATGAACGCCATGATGGCGTAACGCCCGACCGGCGTGAACAGCAGGCTAAACACCGTGTTCGTCCATGTGCTTCTTGCGCCAGAACCAGATCGCCGCCGCAAGCCCCACAACGGCCAGCATGATAAGAAAATTAGGGTTAGCAAATAGGCCAGCAAGCTGATTTGCTGTATCAGAAGCTTCCTGCGCCTGCGAAGCGACCTCCTTAGCAATACCCAAGCCTCCGAGCCCTGCCGTAAGTACCGCCGCGTTACCTTGCTTGCTGTCTGCCATAGTTCTTTTCGGAGGAGCATCAGGTTCTGCACGGTCCTCTTGTTCATCATGCGCCTGATCCTGTGCGGTCCACCATGCGCCTGCCGCCTGGCGGCGGCGCACCAGCCCTGGTAGCACCTTGCCGCCGCCCTTGGTCCATTTCATCAACTCGGCAGGCACCGCGTCAAGATCGCCAGCGTTGACCTTCTTGAGCATCGTGGACGATTTAAGGTTTCCAACGCCCGCGTTGTAAGCAAAGTCCGTAAGGACATCAAACTGGTTCTGGGTCAGTTTGACCTTGACCAGATCCATCACGGCGATCTCGTATTTGACGATGTCGCGCTTGAGGATGTCTTCGGCCTGCGCCTGCGTAATGGTCATGCCGTCGTTGACCATAGGAGCGCCCGCAGCCGACGTGTGGCCGTAGCCGATGGTGCAGACGCCTGCCGGGCAACGGTACGCTTTCAGCTTGCAGCCTTCAAACTTCTTGAGGAGGGCATCAAGACCGCCTTGACTCATGTGCATGGTTATTTTCCCTTCTCTAAAAGAGTGACACGCTTATCCAGCGCCGCGATCATCTGCGCCGTGTCAAACCGGATGGCGGCGCGGGCAGCAGCGGCATCCGCCACCATGTCCATGCGGCTTTTCTCGATGGCGGACATGGAACGCTCACGGTCCAACGTCATGGCGGCGCGGGCAAGCGCGCTTTCCTTCTCGACCTTGCTGATCTGATCGCTCAAGTTCTCGCGGATCTGCGCCATGTCGATGGTCGTGCCTTGCGGAGGAATGGCCTTGTTGTCTGAATTAACAACGACAGCAATCTTGGACTTCAATTGAATGATTTCGTTGTTAGCACCGGATAGGGCGCTCATGAGATAGACAACGCAAGAGAACAGGATCGGGATGCCCGCGAAGGTGATCTTCTCGACCAACGCGCCCTTGCTGGCGCTTGCCGCCATCTCGATAGCGAACTTTTCCTGTTTCTCTTCGGTCGTGCTCATTTGTCCGCCTTCGCGTCCAGCTTGTCATAGATGCGCTTGAACATGTCTTCGATGTGATCCATGCGCTTGTCCAAGTCAAACCGGCTAACGTAATTCTTGGGTAGGTCTACCTCCAGTTGATGAAGGTCTGATCTCAGTTCCTTGACCGCGCCCCAAACCTCCCGCGCAAACCAGCCGCCCATCGCGATGGCGACCGTGGACGCGATGTTCATCAGTGTCTGCGTGTCCATCACGGGGCCTCTTGAGGCGCGAGCGCATTTGAGGTGGACACGGCAGGACGCGTTATGAGATTGTTAGAAATTGCCCGGGCTGCCTTCTGCGCAACTTCGCCGCGCTTTTTCATCTTTATAGCGTCCTCCAACGCCGCCGCATACCGTTGTGGATTTTTGTACATAACATCAACCCCTTCGGCGGCTACGCGGGCCTCCATTACATTTTTGACTTTGCCGCCAAGCACCCTAGCCCACGCAAAAGGGTTTACGGCGGAAATACTCGATAAAAGCGCCCCCAAGTTTGCAGGGCTAGGTGCAGCAGCTACGCGCGCGCCCTTGCCATCTGCGGCTAGTTTTTCAACTTGCTGAAGCCGGAGTATGTCGTTTGCCGCGACGTTTAGATCGGCAAGTTGAGGCGCTGAGAACTGTTTTGCCAACACCTTGGGGTCGTACAACCCCTCGCGGGGCACCGCCCCTTGTAGCTCATCAAGCCGTTTCTGCACCTGCGCCGCGTTAAGCAACAAAGTGTGTTGATTTTGACCTATAGCCCGTTGAATAGTTTGCCTATGCGCGTTCAAAAACGCGATGGCCGCGTTGGGGTCGCCCGCCTTTATTGCGTCAAGCGCGCGGTCCTTAATGGTGGCTACCAAACCCGCGCGTTGATCCGCGTTTAATTGTTTAAGCAAGAAATCCATGTCCAGCGCAGAACTTAACGCTGCGTCTATAACTGCGTCTGCACCTTTTGCATTTTTAAATACCGCGCTACTTTCCGCAAACGCCTGACGTTGACGCACGTTGGTGGCAGCTTGCTCTGTAATAGCGGTAAGTTGGTCCTTAATACGGACGCCGCCATCCTCCAAAATGTCAAGTATACGGTTATTCTTTCGCAAAAACTCCGATGCTTTTTCAACGTTTACAAGCCCGTCTGCGCCCATAACTTCGTCACGAAACAACCCGCCAATTCCTTGGCCCATTTTTTGAACAGCAACAGGATCGCGGCCAAAAGTTGTAACGAATTGGTGCGCTGGCGTGTCAGATTCAAAAAACGCTTTCGTAAGTTTTTCAGGCAATATTTGCGATACGTTGTGCGCGGTATCGCTTAACGCTTGCGACGTTACGCCGGACCGGTAAGGGTCAATGACTTCGGTAATAAATTTTTTATTTGCTTCCTCATACGCTTTAAAAGTTTCTTTGGACACGCTATTTTTAAACGCGGCGTCCAATTCAGCTATAACGTCTTTTGTATTACGCGCTGAGGGAAAATTCTTTGCGGCTTCAGCATCTCTTACATCTTGAGAAAGCGCCGAACGAATACGCATAAATTCTTCAGTTGTAACCGTGGACGGTTGCGGTATTGGAGCGCCGGTTCTGCCGGGCAAACCGGGTATAATTGATGGTATGGTTTCGCCCGGCAAATAAGGTGTTCGAAATTCTTCTAGCGCGCGGATGCCTTCTGACACAGTGCTGGCGTTCATAGTTCCGGCTGCGGAATCGCGTACCTTCTCTGCGGCTTGTAATGCCCCGGCCAAATCAATTTGAGCGTCACCGGCGGCGTCAATTACAGGTTTGTATATTTCTGGCACAACAACTTTTGACGCCTCACGCGCGCCTTCCGCCGCCTTTTCTGTTAACGCTTGCCCAATAGCTTGCTGGTTGGGGTTGGGGATTTGCCCCGCCACGCCCCCGCCAGCAGCTTGCAACCGTGCCTCTTCCGCAGCCACTTGCGCTTCCAGAGCCGCTTGCACCGCAGCAGGGTCACCGCGCATCTCAGGCGTTATTGCGCGGGTCGCCAACCGCAATTCGTTTTCAACGTTGCCCAAATTACCTTGAATAGCCGCCACGCGCTGTTGCTGCGCAAGTTGCGCTTGCGGGGCGGTTGCGCCTTCTGCCAAGGAAGCTTCCATTGCCGCAACGCGGGGCTCTGCAACGTTAGCCGCAGCTAACGTCTCCGCAACCGACATTTGACCGCCGGATATTGGCGTACCTTCGCCAGAACGCATTGCCGCGAGCGATCCTTCTAGATCTTTGGTTCCTTTTACCATGCGGTTAGCGGCGGTAAGCGCGGGCGCAAGAGCATAGTTAACCGCGTCCCGCAGCGAATTGTAAGTTTTTCCCCCAAGGGTTACCGCGCCGCTGAGAATCGGCGTAAGGGGGTCTACGGCCACCTGCGCTGCGCGCAATGCCGTTGCCGTCTTGGGGTAGTTGGCGGCAGCCGCCGCCTCCTTTACCGCACCTATGCGCCCGGCAATGCCAGGTGTAAGAAGTCCTACAGCGCCCGTGCCAAACGCCCGCCCCCCGGCCTCGTAAGGGGATGCTGCGGGTCCAAACATGTAATCGGCGATACCATGCGAGGTTGGAAAAAGCGTGTCCTTACGGAACAAGCTTTCAACGTCGCCTATGGTGCCCGGCACTCCGCTAATGACGCCTTTAGGCACACCTACCGCAACGCCTTTCCATTGCTGGCCTAGCTCTTCCATTGTGGGGATAGGACCAACATCTGCTTCTGGTTGATTTTTAAGCACACCTTTACGGGGCTGACGCCCCGGCGCAGCCGCAGGTGCTTCGCCCGCTACCCCCCGCGATTCCGGCGCTGACGCAGCCGTTGACAAATGCTGCAAAATTTCGGCGTCGTTGTAGCCAGCTTTCTTAGCCCCAGCAATGTCAAAGTTCGATTGCTTTGCCAGATGATCCATTATTTCGGGTTCGCTATACCCGGCTTTCCGCGCGCCTTCTACGTCGAAGCCCATGATTAACCACCCCCAAAAGAGCTTAACGGCGGACGACCGTTAACTGGACGTTGCCCCCGCGCAGGCGCGGCGGGAGTTTGCGCCTGTTGAGGCTCTAGACTTGGCTCAGGCATACTAAGGTCAAACTGCCCTTCGTACTTACGAATTAGCGGATCGTAAGTAGATGTGTAATTTGACTTAGTACGCTTCATCAATCCTTCCGCGCGGCGAACGATAATGTCTAACTGATCGTTCAACGCTTTAGGTGTCAGATTTTCCGCTTCCAACGTTGCTACTTGATCCGCCAAAATCTTCCATTCTTGCACCGCCATGCTGCCGATAGATCCGGCTGACGCCTTAGCCATAGCAGTAACTTGGCCTTTAATGTCATTGAATTTAGTTTGGGCGTTTTTTGCGGCATCGGTAAGATTGGGCGAATATTTACCTGTGTACCCCAAAATCTTGCCTTTTTCACTGTCAGGTATTGCGCGCAGATTTTTTGCTGCGTCCAACACGCCTTGTGCCGTAGCCAAAGACTCTTGAGCGTTAGCGCGCGCGTCGCCAACTTCGGTTCGCAATTTTTGTTCTGCGACGGGCGTAAGTTCGCTTCCAACTTCTTGTTTGATTTCTTCTTTTCGCCTAAAAGTTTCCAACTCCTCTTTCTTTTTCTGCTCCGCGCGTTGTTGACGTTCTTGCGTCGGCGTCAACGAAATTGCAGGCGCTGTCGACGCGGGCGTCAGTGGCGTCGTTGTCGGCGGCACCAAGTTATTTACACCAACCGCAGGCGCGGGCGTAGCTGATGGAGGCGTCAAATTGTTAACCGCGCCAGACGGCAGCGGCGCTTCAGGAATTAATGACATTGTTCCAAGCGCCCCACCTTTACCGGGGACATAGGCAATCGGAGCCGTATCTGCCGTACCGGGGTAAATTGTGGGCGCTTTAGGCGCAGCAGCGGCCACAACTTCGGCGTTGGTCATTAACGCGCGCTGAACATTTTCCTGCGAATATTTGTTTGGGTAAAACGGTTTTAATGTCGGCGGCAACAAACTGTACAATGTGTCATATGTAGCCGCAGGGTTTTCGGTAGTATCAACCATACGCAGCGCCTGTTCAAACCGCGCGCCATGTTTGTTAACAAGGTCAACCGTAGCCGAATCCGCGCGAATACGATCATATGCAGCCGCCTGCGCCGCTTGCGCCGCTGCCGCCCCCGCCGCCGCTTGTTGCCGTTGGTAGGTAAACGCTTTGAGTCCGGCTTCAGGATCGATACGCCCTGCTGCTTCAGCATACGCTCTAGAATTAACGCCGTGTTGTGCCGCAGCGGCCCGCAGCGCGTTTTCTTTTTGCAGTTCCGCTGCCCGCTGCTGCATGAGCATGTTGGACGTTTGCATCTTCTGTATATGCTCAGCCATAGACAGCATATTAGGGGCTTGCGGCTGCTGAAGCTGCGGAAGCGCGGCGTTGTAGTCAACCATCGTTCTGTTTCCTTACGGTTAACCGAGCTTGCCTCGCGCGCCGCCCAAACCACCACCTATACCACCAAGATAGTTGCTCATCATGTACGAACTCATGCCCTGATTAAGCGCGTTTGTCACCGCATTGGCACTGTTCAGATAGCCCGACGCCGTCGCATTGCCCGCCGCGACATCCGCCTGCGCGATGCCCTGACCAAGCCCTGTGTAGGTATTTCCAAGGTTTGTACCCAACGCCCCGGCCTGCGCCGCCGATCCAGCAGCGGACGCTTGCCCGCCAGCATACAGGCTCTGCAACGGCGCAAGCTGCGCCGTCCGGTTGGTTTGGTAACGGTTGAAAGCGTTCTGATATTCTTGCGATCCAAGGTTCTGGCCGTACTCGGTAGCGCCTTTGATGTTCGCGCCCGACACGCCCATGCCTCTAGCGGCGGCGCTGGCGTTCAGCGCCTTCATGCCCTGTTCAAGACGGAACTGGTAGCCGGGGTCAGTCGTGAAGTCCGACATGCCAAAGTCTTTGGAGTATTTGCCGTAATTTGCTGCCGTGGTGTCGCCACCGATACCCAGCATCTGCATAAGCTGGTTCTGCGCGGTGACGCCGCCTTCGCGGTACGGTTGCAGGTCCGTGCGGCCCTGCTGGTACATTTCCTTTTGGGCGGCGATGCTCTTGTCCGCAGCCTCACGCTGGGCAGCGGCGCTCTGGGCAGCGGCTTCACGCTGCGCGTCTGCCGCGCTGCTGGCCCCAAACAGACTTGCGCCAGCGCCAAGAACGCTAGACCCTACAATAGCGGAAATCGGATCAGGCATGGGAGAACTCCGCGCAATAGTCTGTGTATTTCTCACCGTACAATGCCATAACTGCACCCGACTTGGCTAGGGCCGCGTCGTATCCATGACATAGCATGACCACGGCCAGAACAACATCATAGTAGGACGCCCGCCACATAAACGACTTGGCGTCCGCTTTACCGGCGCGTTCCGCTTCATCTGACGCCGCCCACTTTAGGAACGCCGTTGCCATCACAGGCAACAGGCTGGCCGAGTTAGCGGCGAAAAACGGATTAGACGGCATTTGCACCAGACAAGACCAGATCGCGCGGCGCATATCGTCGCCCGTCACCGGATCGCCGTCCACCACGTCATCAAACACTTGGATAGCGTCCCACAGGTCCAGAAGCCAAGCGCGGGCGTGCGGAGGCAACTCCAAAACGGTTGCAAGGTAGTCCGAGATCGTCTGCTTGTGCGACACCCGCGTCCCCTACGACAACTGTTTGATGAACGACGGCAGCACCTCGGCCTGCGCCCGCACCATCTCGTTGCGGAAGCTCTCGGTCGCCGCAGCGCCCTGCCGCGCCTCCTTGGCAACCTCGATCTGAAGCATGGGCATGGCCGAGATGGCACACATCCACTCGTCAATCTCCGCGCCAGTCTGCGGATGCGTCCCACGCAACTGCGTAAACCAAGCGCACTGGAGCTGGACGCACTCCTTCTTGATCAGCGGGCAGAATGATCCGTTCTTGAGCTGCATCGTCAGTCCTTGGTCGCGATGATGACATCGACATAAGACACGGCCAAGTTGATTGCCGTACCAGTAAACGTGTGGGTGTGCGATCCGCCGCCGCCCGTGGACGTGGTGGTAAACGTAGACCCTGAAGGACCAACTTGTTGAATTGGCCCCCCACCTGCGCCAACATTTGGCGATGAATAATATACGTCATGTGTATGCGCGGGTATCTGCGCGGTGGTCAAAGTTGTATTGCCAACCGTGCCCGCAACCGTTTGCGATGCAAACGCTGTCGTAAACGCTACCGATCCGCCGCTGCTGGCCGATCCAGACACTACGCGCAGTGCCTTGTTGTCGTGCGTAGTAGATTTGGTCCAACCGGTGGGCGCAGATGTTTGCGCGAACAACATCGCCGTGCCGCTGGGCAGGTAGGCCCACGCGCCGGTAAATACGCCAGGGCTGGCAATCTCCAATGCGGACACGGGCGTAGCCGTGCCAATGCCGACCTGCCCGGTGGCGTCGATGAGAAACGGCGTCGCATCAGGATCAGCGGAGTCTTGCACCCTAAGCGCCGCGCCCGTGCCGGTTTGGGTGATCGTAAGCGCGGGCGAGGATGTGTTGGAGTCAATAGTGACGTTACCCGACAACACGGGCGACACCGCAGCCGTGGGGGCCGAAATGTAATCCACCGTCCAGATTAGAGCGCCATCCGCGTCCTTCAGCACAAACTT